TACTTTATTAAAGGGCAAGGAGCAGATCCATTATGGAAATCATGGCAATATAAAACAATCGATGGAGGGTTCGTAAGTGATAAAGAGCTAGAACTGGCTAAATCAAATTTAGACTCCAGAGCATATCGTCAAGAGTTCCTGGCTAGTTTTGAATCGGCGGCCAATAGAGCAGCATGGGCTTTTGATAGAGAGGATCATGTAAAAGTAGCAGATGAATTATCTTCCTATCAAATAATCGGTCTTGATTTCAATGTCGATTATATGAGCGCAGTTTGCGGATCCATTTACAGTAATGGTACAATCCATTTCTTCGATGAGATCAGGAGAAGGAATTCTTCTACAGAATTAATATGCCACGAGATGAAAGAGAGATGGCCTAATGTAAAAGAGGTTTACCCAGATCCAGCTGGTGTTGCTCGAAGCACTACCTCAAGTCGTTCAGATCATCAAATAATTAGGGATCATGGATTTTTAGTATATGCTAAAAGAAGACATCCAAGTCATAGAGATCGTTTAAATGCTTTAAACCGTAAACTAAAAGATGCTACTGGTAAAGTAGAAATGACTATTGATCCAAAATGCACTTATCTAATAAAAGATTTAGAGCAGGTTCAGAGAGACCGCAATGGCGGTATTGAAAAGAAAAATATCGAGTTATCTCATAGCTTAGATGCTTGTAGTTACTTGATCGAATATAAATGGCCCATAGTTCAACGAATTGCAACCTCAATGAAATGGTAAGAATATGATCGTTGAAAGTAAAGATGTAATAAGTAGTAGTTTAACCGACTATCTCAATGATGTCACTAAAAAGAATGTTGAGTCTCGTTATAGAGCGCTATCGTATTATGAAGGGATGAGAGGCGAAATGGAATCAGACCTCTCTAAATATTTCCCAATGAAAAGCTTAGAGATTCCCATGGTGTGCCAGAATATAACATCAAAGCTAGTAAACTCTCGTGCTATTGGATATAAAGATCCACCTGTACGTACTAATGAAAAGTATTTAGAATTTGTTACTGATATTGATAAAGCTATGATAACCGCTGAAAGATTAACTTATCTCTTGGGATCTCATCTCTTAAGATCAAGATTTAATGAGCAGACAGGAAAGATTGAATACGATCAAATTATAGAATTTGAACCAATGTTCTTACCTAGATCACGTAGACCATTCGGATATATATATCCAATTTACAATCATGGACAATCTAGAGAGAATGAAGTAGTATATGCTTATTGGTCAAAGGAAGAACATTATTTGATTCATCAAAACGGTAATGTAGAATCAATTAATGATGATAATATTAATCCATACGGGGTTCTCCCGTTTACTATATGCCATCGTCATCCTTATACAACTGATTTTATGCGTAATGGAGCTGATGATATTTTAAACGCCAATCTTATGGTTAATATGTTAATGACTGAGCTTGGTTTAGCTATGAGATTACAAGCATTGGGGCAACCTGTCATTTCAGGCGTTGATCAAATGAATCAAGTAAGCCTAGGTGTGGACAAGCCGATGGTTCTACCAGAGGGGGCGAGGTTTAATTTTGAAAGCCCAGGTGGGGATCTCTCTAAATATATTGATTCTATTAGATTTTATGTGGATTCAGTAGCTTATAATAATAATTTAAAAGTAAAATGGTCAGTAGGTCGTGAATCTTTTATAAGTGGTGAAGCTTTAAAAATGGCTGAGATTGATCTCACTGAATCAATTATGAGTGATTATCAAATGATATGGCGCAGCGTAGAGCAGAAAAGATTTGAAACGGATCGTGCTATACTTGAAACACATAGTATAAATGTACCTGATGAATATTCCGTTGACTTTACAGAACCAAGGTTCCCATTAACTTCTGATGAAGAAAGAGCACAATGGGATTGGGAATGGGCTAATAATCTTTCTACTAAAGAAGATTATCTGCGTAAATATAATCCAGATGCGAATGAAGACGAGATTGCTGCAATGTCTGAAGAATTAGGAATGAATAACGTAGAGCAAGAAGAAACAGATGAGACAAGTAATATATTATTACAAGCATTGAATACTGAATGAATACATTAGATCAATTTAAAAAAGAATATCTAGCGTTAGTTAAAAGAATGACCGACGCTACTTATCAATTGGTATTAGCAGGGCAATCCAAAGATCAAATTCTTAGGATACTTGCTTCTAATGATTTCAAACAAACTATTATGAATGATAAGCAATTCAAATCTTCTTTTGATAAATTAGATGCTATGCACATTAAAGCTTTAAAAGATATGAAACGATTTGCTGATATATCCCCTTCCACATTACAAGCATTGACGATGGTAAATAAATCAGTATTTATTGATAAGCTTGCAACTGACATAGCATCTACATTAAAAGGAAATCTTACTAGTGGAATATTAGGAGGATTAAATAAAGATGATATTATTAAGGGAATACAGGCTGATCTTCGATTAGATCAGATTGATACATTAGTAACTACAGCATTATCTAATTATACTGCTTCGGTAAATGCTATTATGGCTGATCAAATGCCAGATAATACAAGTTATGTTTATATTGGTCCAGCAGACAAAAAGACTAGAGATGTATGCTTAGAGATGATGAGCGCAGGACCTATGACGCAAAAACAAATAAGTGATAGGTATCCAGGGGCTTTTATAGAAAGAGGCGGATTCAACTGCCGTCATCAATGGACTATTTATAGTGCGAACGTACAAATGCACGATCCGAAAGGAGCAAAGGCTTTACTAAGTGGCTAATAAACCAAAACCAATAGAAGATATGTTCAAAGATCTTACCACTAAGCAAAAAATGATTTCTTTAGGTAATCAACTTATTCAGATGATTAAAGAAAGAACCATTAAAGGTGAAGGCGTAGACAAACCATTCAAACCATATTCAACAAAATCAGTAGGGAAAGATGGAAAGAAATTTACCCCCTATTGGATGTTAAAGAGAGATGGAAAATTTAAAAGACAAGCGACTGGGTTTAAACCTAGTAGCCCTAAAGATGTCAATCTAATATTAACAAGTGATATGCTAAATAGCTTTCAAGTAAAGCCAAACGGTACTAATGATAAGCAGGTGACCATAGGGTTTCCACCAGCAGAATCACAAAAAGCTTTTGGTTTAGAGAAGCAAGGGAGAGTTATTTCTTCAGTCTCTAATCCAATTAACAACGATGAGGAAAAGTTTATCGATAAGTTCTTTGATAAGCGTATAAAAAAAGCTATGAAAGAACAAAGCGGTAGAACTGAAGTAATCATCGGATAACTCACAAAAGAGGTGTAAATGTCAGAAGACAAAAAAGTCGTAGAGGACGTTAAAACTCCAGCCGTAGATCAAGACGTTAAAACTGATGCCGTTTCTAGCAACGAAAAAGCTGAAGATTATAGTGTTCCAGGCTATCGTTTCAGAGAACTCAATGATGCTAAGAAAAATCTTGAATCTCAAGTATCGGAATTAAAAGGCAAAATAAAAGAACGAGAAGTTGCTGAAGCTGAAGCAAAAGAAGAATATAAAACTCTTTATGAAGAAGCTAAGACGGATCGTGATAATTTTAAAGCCGATGCTGAAAAGTTCTATTCAATAGAGCAATCAAGAAAAGAAAGGCTGCTTGAGTCTTTTCCTGAAAATCTTAGAGAAAAAATGTCTAAGTTAGATTCTGAAACCTTGGAACAAATGAAAACAGAATTTACAAATAAAGTTCCTCCAGTAGATAACAGCGACGGTGGTGTTTCTAGCGGCAAACCAATGGAGTGGTCAAAGCTCGCTCCTGCCGAACGGAAAAAACATTTTGCTGATATCATGAGGAAGAATAGTTAAGGAGTCTTAAATGGCTAATGTAACAACCACAACCGCTGCGAAATTTATTCCTGAGGTGTGGAAAGAAGCTATTCTGGATTATGCTGAAGCAACCTTTCGTATAAAAAATCAGGTTACTAACGTATCTGATGTTGCTACAGGTGATACTGTTCATGTACCACGAGTTTCGCAAGAAACCGCAGCTGCTAAATCAGCTGGTAGTGCAGTAACATATTCAGCTCAAACAGATGGCGAAGCTTCAATCTCTATTGATCAGCATGCTTACGAGGCGAAAAAAATTGAGGACATTGTACGTGTGCAAAGTTCTTATGATTTGTTTTCTTTATATGCTAGATCCATGGGCTATGCCCTAGCAAAGAAGATTGAAAATTATCTAGCGGTTGATGTTATTCAATCTGCTACTGCAAATGATGTTACTCTTTCATCAGATAACACATTCACTACAGCACTTGTCCGTTCTGGAATGCAGAAATTACTAGACATAAATGTAGATTATACTAATGGCGATACGCATTTCTATGCTTCTCCAGCAGGTTATATGTCTCTTATGAGTCTTGGTGAGTTCTCAGATTTCCAAGAGCGTGGTCCAGAAGCTGGTGGTGGCCCAGGTCCTAATATTACTGGTCAACTTGGATCCATTTATGGAATGCCAGTTTATACCAGTACCGATTGGGATGATGATGGCGGTACAGGCGACGAAACAGCATCAATCTTTACTAAAGACTCTGTTCTTTTTGCAATGCAAATGGAGCCAAGAGTTCAAAGTGAATATGACATTGATCACCTAGCAACAAGCGTGGTGGCTGATGTATTATTTGGTGCTTCATTGACTCAAGCTGCAGGTACTGCCGCTGGTCAAGTAGTTAATTTCAATAATCCTTGATCGGGTAATTGATTAATATGGTTGAGGGGCTTTTATTAGCCCCTTTAACCTAAATATTATATAGGAAAAAATTATGGCAACAGATTTAACAAATGTAGCTGTCTCTACTGGATATGTTCAAATACTGCATATTGATGGTGGAGTTGGAGGATCTGCCACTCGTGTTTATGACGGTGACGGGACAGGTACACCACTCGAGATTTCTACTACAGAGCTTGTAATTAAAGATGGTTCATTCAATCTTAATGTAGCTTCTCACGATGGTACTAATGGTTTAAAGTTGGGAGGAACTTTAGTAACCACAAGTGCTGCCGAACTTAATTTATTAGATGGAATCACAGCTGGAACAGTTAGTGCTTCTAAATTTTTGCTCGTTGATAGCAATAAAGATTTAAGCGGTCTCCGCAATTTAACAGCTACAGGAACAATTCAAGCAGCTAATTTTACAGGGACTGGGAATACTCAGATAGGAGATGCGGCAGCAGACACAGTTGCAATGAATGCAACAATCACTACAAATTTAATTTTTGAAGGATCAACGGATAATGCTTATGAAACTACATTGGCGATTACAGATCCAACTGCTGATAGAACTTGGACTATCCCAGATGCAACCGATACATCTGTCGGTCGTGCTACAACTGATACTTTAACAAACAAAACTTTAACTGCTCCAGATATTAATACACCTGATATTGATGGGGGAACAGTAGATGCGATTACTTCTTTAACAGTCGCAAATAACGTAGATATAGGTTCTTATGATTTAAGAGCAGGAACGCTTACTGCTGATGGATTAACAAGTGGCAGAGTAGTTTTTGCAAGTACAAACGGAGTATTAAGTGATGATTCTGATTTATCATTTAGTGGGGCAACTCTTTCAGCTACAAATTTAACTTCTTCTGGTACTGTTACTTATGGAAGTTTATCAGACGGCTCAATAACAATTACAGCTTTTGTTGATGAGGATGGCATGGATTCTGATTCAGCTACATTAGTTCCAACACAACAATCAGTAAAAGCTTATGTTGATGCCCAAGTCACTGCCCAGGATCTTGATCTAACAACTGATTCTGGTACAATAGCTATTGATCTTGATTCAGAAACTTTAACTTTAACTGGTGGAACAGGAGTAGATACTTCAGCAAGTTCTAATACAGTTACTTTTGCCTTAGATCTTAATGAATTAACTACTGAAACAACTATTGCTGATGCAGATTTTATTGCGATGGTAGATGCTACGGATAGTGGCTCTGGTAAAATAACTTTTGAGAATTTAGAAGATGCAATCTTTAGTTCTGTAAGTGGAGATGTTTTAATTACAGAAGCAGGAGTTGCAACGATTCAAGCAAATTCAGTTGCTTTAGGTACGGACACGACAGGAAATTATGTAGCAACAATCGCTGATAGTGGTGGTGGTGGTATTACAGTTGCAAATAGTGGATCGGAATCTGCAGCAGTTACTTTAGAATTAGATATTAAAGGATTAACGGACGATGCGATTGCAAGTGGAGACTTTATTGCTTTCTCTGATGAAGGTGAATCTGGTGATCCAGCTAATCGTGGACAGATTGATGATGTAGCTACCTTATTTGCAGGAACAGGCTTAACTGCTTCAAGTTCGGTGATTAGTATAGACGCAGCTCAAACAGTTATTAATTCTCTTTTAGCAACCGATATTAAGATCGGTGAAGATGATCAAACTAAAATAGATTTTGAAGATGCTGATAAAATTAATTTTTATGCTGGTAATGAAAAGCAATTAATCCTTGAAGATGGTGCTTTATATCCTGGATCAGATAATATAATAGATCTTGGTAAATCAGATAATGAATTTAAAGACGGATTCTTTGACGGAACAGTTACTGCCGATGCTTTTGCTGGACCACTTACTGGAAATGTAACTGGTACATCTTCCAAGGTTACTGTTACAAATAGTACAGCAAACACAAACTTCCCTGTAGTTTTCAATGATGAATCAGATGCTTTATTAGATGATACAGGTTCGCTTTATTATAATCCAAGCACCGAAACTTTAAGAGTGCCAAATTTAAGTGTAGCTGGAACTACAACAACAGTAGATACTGTAACAATGAATGCTCAAAATGCGATTGTATTTGAAGGAGCAACAGCCGATTCAAGCGAAACAACTTTAAGCATTGTAGATCCTACTGCTGATCATACTCAATATTTAATTAATCAAGGTGGATATATTCCAGTCTTGGCAGCAGCTACAACAACTGCGATTACTTCGACTCCAGCTGAATTAAATATATTAGATGGTGCGACATTATCAGTTGCTGAGTTAAATATTTTAGATGGGGTAACAGCAACGGCTGCTGAAATAAATTTAATTGATGGGGGAACAGCTAGGGGAACAACTGCCGTAGCATCTGGAGATGGTATTCTAATCAATGATGGTGGCACAATGCGAATGACCAATGTGGATACAGTTTCTACATATTTCGCAAGTCATAACGTTGGTGGTGGAAATATCGTTACTACTGGGGCTATAAATTCTGGATCCATTACAAGCGGATTTGGCACAATAGATACTGGCTCAAGCAATATAACGACAACTGGTGTTGGTGCTTTTGGCTCACTGGATATTTCAGGCAATGTAGATGTAGATGGCACACTTGAAAGTGATGCCTACACTGTAAATGGAACAGCTTTAGATGAATTTATTGCAGATACAGTAGGTGCGATGGTCGGATCTAATACTGAAACAGGAATAGCGGTTACTTATGAAGATGGCGATAACACGCTTGATTTTGTTTTAGGTGCTACACAAACAACTCTAACCTCAATATTAAACGCAAGTTTAGTAGCTGGTAGAGATGCAGATAATCAAATCAAGTTTAGTACAGACGATCAAATAATTTTTAGAGTTGCAGGTGGCGATGGTGTTACAATGAAAGCAAGTGGTGAAATAGAAGCAACTTCCTTAGATATTAGTGGAAACGCAGATATAGATGGTACATTGGCTGTGGCAGGTGCAACAACTATAAATTCTACTGATAACTCTGTTAATCTAACATTAAAATCTACTGATGCTGATAATGCAAGTGGGCCTCTACTTGAACTATATAGAGAAAGTGCTTCTGGAGCAGATGATGATTATTTAGGTATAATTCGCTTTTCTGGTAAAGAAGAAAGTGATGGAAGTAAAGCAAATTATGCTCAAATAATATCAAGAATCGTTGATGCAAGTGCTGGTACTCCAGATGGTAGATTAGATTTTGAAGTTGCAGTAAATGATAGCGGTACAACTATAATGTCAATAGCTGATGGCGTTGGTATAGGAACTTCCAGTCCAAGTTATAAATTACACGTTGCAGAAGATAAAGCTAATGAGTACGCAGCTTACATTATAAATGATAATGCAGATGGAAGTGGTTTAAGGCTTAGATGTGATGATAGTGATGGTGATGAATATTTATTTTATGCTGAAAACTCAACAACGGCTAGGTTTGCTATTAAATCTGATGGAAATGTTGGTATAGGACACGCGACACCCCAATATGGCTTAACAATAGCACAAGGCACAGCAGATGCTAATAAAATTGGATGGGAAGCTGGTGATAATGTCAAAAGAGGTTCTATCCATGTTGACGGTTCTTCTGATGATATGATTTTTCAAGTAGGTACATCTAATAATGAAAGAATGCGTATTGAAAGTGATGGAACTGTAGTTATGAAAGGTGCTACACAATTTGAAGGTAATACAACTGTAACAGCAGATAACGCAAGATTTGGTGTAGGTGCTTCAGCTTCAGGTCATTGGGCAAGTGGTTTTGATGTTTTAAGTGTTGGTCACTCTACACAACTTGCTTGTGAAACTGCTGATAGTGCAGATAGAAACGCATTTTGGACTAATAATTTATATTATGACGGAACAGGAAGCGGTGCTAATGTTTATCGTAGACTATATACAGATGAAGCATCTATGGTGCAACAAAGAGCAGGAACAATAAGGTTCTTTACTGATGCTTCAGGAACTGCTGATGCTGATTTTGCGCCAACAGAAAGAATGCGTATTGATTCCGATGGAAAAGTTGGCATTGGCGAAGACTCACCAGATGAAAAACTTCACGTTAAAGGTGGTGCAGGAACTACTATACAAGTTGAATCTACTGCAGCTAATGATGCACGATTTATGTTAAAAACAACTTCAACACAATACACCATTGGTGCTAACGAAGGTGGTAGAGGAAATGATACTCTTTCTATTGATGATGACCAAGCAAATGCAGAAAGATTAAGAATAAAATCAGATGGTGAGATTGATGGTAATTTTAATGATACCTCTGATAGAGCACAAAAAGAAAATATCAAAGATTTAACAAATACACTTGAAGGTGTAAAAGCTTTAAACCCTTCAACTTTTAATTGGATAAAAGAAAAAGCAAAAGGTGATAAAACTAAAATTGGTTTTATTGCTCAAGATGTTGAAGCACAATTTCCTGAACTTGTAGATGGAAAAGAAGGTGAAAAATCTATAAGTACAATTGGTCTTGTATCAGTTTTGACTAAAGCAGTACAAGAACTATCAGCAAAAGTAGAAGCATTAGAAAATGCGTAAAAAACTAAACCAATTTGCAAACTTTGACAAAGCGGTCAATGCACTTGTGATTATTGCATTTACGCTTGCCCTCGTTTTTACAGCTATTAGTTGTGCAGATGAATTTTACTTTGGGAAAACCAGAGATGAATTAAAAGCAGAGGTAACAAGAAACGCATTTGAAGTGGATAGCTTATTTAAGCTGATCCAGCTACAACTTGATTCTACTGCAATGGATTTTAGTAAACTCTATATAGATGCACAGAGGGTTAATAATGGAAGTAATTAGAGCGTTATTTGTAGTTGCAATGTGGATATTTATATTATCTGGCTGCACTTTTAATTCTACTATAGATCCTATTCCTAATAAGCTAAAAGATGTTAATGGTAATTTGCATTACTATACAATGTATAGATTAACAAATATTAATGAACCTGTACGATATTGCGAGCTTCATGAACAATGGGAACGTATAGATACAATGACTAATTATCAAAGATCGTTCACTACAAAGGAAATAATAAATTAATGAGTGAAATAATTTTAGGGCTAATTGCACTTGTTGTATTGGCGGTTGGTATATATTGTATGTGTAAGGATGAAAGGAATTGACATGGTTTTATACATTATGTGTGATTGCGATTGCAATTGTTGTTGCAGATAAAAAAGGAACGCTTGAGCCTGCTGTGAATAAGTTTGAAGAAAAGCTTGGGATTAGAACAGAATTACCACCAGACACTACGGAGTTTAAAATAGATGGCGAATGGATTGAACGCAAACAGTCAGATACATATTAGCATTGCTTTACTAATTAAAGCTGGAATTCTAATAGCTATTGTTACTGGCTCTTGGTATCAAGCTCAAATGAAATTTGCAGAACAACAAAGAAGAATTGAAGATTTAGAAAATAAATTAACTGTATTAACTGCTTCAGTAGAAGGAATGGAAACGCAGCATATACAAGATCTTGAAGAAACTAATCGTAGTCTCATGCAAAGATTGGGATTAAGAAAACCATAAGGAGTAACAATGGCAAATAAAAAAGAAAAAGAAAAAAAGCCGACATTAGTTCTTGATGATAAAGAGTATCAAATAGAGGACCTCGGAGACGATCAAAAAATGATGGTAGCTCATATTAATGATCTTAATAGGAAAATTGATGGGGCAACCTTTAATCTTCAGCAATTACAATACGGTAGACAAGCATTTGTAAATGCATTGAAAAATGATCTTGAAAAAGATGATAAAAAAGAAGATGAATAAAACTTGTCAAACGATTAGCCCAGATTTTTCTGGGCTGATCATATAAAGGAAATTAATGATTGAAACGTATGCAGAATATGGTGCTGTCGGGGTTATTGTATCCCTTTTTATTATGATGATTGTCAATTTAATGAAAAGTCAAAAATCACAAAATGAAGATTTAGATAAAATTCGACAAGCGATTGCAAAATCTGAAACAAAGATGGGAAATGTTGAAAGCATTGTATTAAAAATGTTAGACAGATGGAACAAATCTGACGACATAAGTCAAAGGCATAGAGAGGACATCGTCAGAGAACTCAATGACGTAACTGATGACTTAGCGTATTTAAAAGGCAGAATAAATGGAAAATCAACATGAAGCTTGAAGAATATAGAAACGATATTCGTGATTTATTAGTTCGAGTTGATACTAGACAAGAAGAAATGTATCATAGAATTAGTAGAATTGAAAAACATTTGGAAAGACTTAATGGTAAAATTGCAGAACATGAAAAAAAGCTCACGACTTTATGGAGTTATGGAGCTGCATTTGTGTTTATTGCAAGTATTTGTATTAACTTAATTATGAGGAGTTTTTAATGACTGAATTTTTTAGTGCAAACTGGGAATGGTTTTTGTTAGCATTTATGGTTTGCGAAAAAATAGTAAAAATGAGTCCAACTGATAAAGATGACATTTTATTAGACGTCGTTTGGAGTAGTATTAAGAAAGTTGTAGGGAAAAAATAATGTTAAAAAGATTAGTAAGAAGCCTTGTAAAAAAACATGGCATGAAAGGTCTTTTGGTAAAAATTGGTGATTGGGCGGTTAAGAATAGCCCAAATAAAAAAGACGATGAAATTTGGAATGATGTAGTAAAACCTTTTATTGAGGATAGTTTTTAATTGGTTAATATAACACAAATAAAATCCTTAGTAAAATCTACATGCAATGGAATGGGAGATAAATTTGCTTCGGATTCGGCTGTTACATTAATTACTGAAACAGGATTAGTAGAAAGCAGATATGTCTATTTAAGGCAGCTAGGAGATGGTCCTGCTAGAAGTTTTTGGCAAATTGAGCCTGCTACCTGCATTGATAATCTTCAGCACTATTTAAAGCATCGAAAATCATTAATGGCTAAATGTGCAGAGGCTTCAATGGTGGATCTCAAACATTGGCAAAATTATGATGAGAAAATTTGGGAGAAAATTCTTGAAATTAATATAAGTGCTGCAATAGTTCATTGCCGTTTAAAATACTGGAGAGTTCCTAAGCGCATGCCTAATTCATTAGAGGGGCGTGCTTCGTATTGGAAAAAATACTATAACACGGATTTAGGAAAAGGATCAGAAGAAAAATATATTGACATGGTGAAAGAATATTTAAAGTGATTTGGAAAACTGCCATAGTAATTCCAGATCAGCATTTTCCAATTCATGATCAAAAAGCCGTAAATTGTGCACTTGAAGTATTAAAAATAGCTAAACCTGAATGCTTTATAAATTTAGGAGATGTTGGCGAATGGAGTTCGGTTTCAGCCTGGAGGTACAAGGGCAAGAAAATGCCACCTCTTGAGTTTCAAATTCCAATGATTGATGAAGAAATTGAAGCGGTTAATGATGGTATAGATCAATTTGACACTGTATTAGATAAATTAAAAGTAAAAGAGAGGCATATTTGTGAAGGAAATCACGATTACTGGCTTAATAATTTTGTCGATCGTTTTCCTTATATGAAAGATTATACTTTCAGGAAAGCATGTCATTGGGATAAAAGAGGATATAAGTTCCATTCAATGAATAAACCTTTAAGAATTAAAAAATTAAGCTTTATTCATGGTGCTTATGCTACTTTAAATCATGCTAAAAAACATGCGGAATTATATGGAAATCTTATTTATGGTCATACTCACGATGTTACTAGCTATGCAATCGGAAGATTAGATGGAACTGTTAAAGCTTGGAGTCTTGGTAATTTAAAAGATATGTCAAGAGATAAAAATCAATGGTTAAAAGGGCGGATACATAACTGGCAGCACGCATTAGGACATGTAACTTGGTTTACAGATGGCAATTTTAGAGTTGAAGTAATAGATATAGTAAATGGCAAAACCGTATTTAGAGGAGAAGAAATAAATGGCTAGAGATACATACGCAGATAATATTAATGTACTAAAAGAAATAGCAAAACAGATAAGGGCAACCGACTTATTAGATCCAAGTAGCAGGACTGTTTCTTTAATGACTGAAATAATAGATAGATGCAAAAAATTACCACAGCTAGAAATGGTTGATTTTAATGTAAAATATCCAAGTGTGGTTGAAAAAAATGAATTTGAAATTGATAATATAGAGGGAGACGCATGAGTACCTATTTAGAAGCATTATGCACCCAAGAAGATATGCAATCAATATTGCCATCTCTTGGTGAATATAATCGAAATACCGTATTAACTACCTGGACGATTCAT